TTTTTTGGTCTATTGGAAGATATTATTACCGAAACATTGGAAGATAATTTTAATAATGAGTATTTTAATTTTTTTGTGGAAGTAAAAGATTTGGCAGTTGGTGATGCAAATGTATTTAGAATAAGCGAATGGGAGAATAGTAATAAAGAAGCATTTCCTTCGAGTTTTTGAACGATAAAGAGAGAATAAATACATAGAAAATAGAAAGAGAGGTACTGAAAATGTATTGTGCTTATATCACAACATTAAAAGGATTAAGAAAACATAGTAACGCTGATAGATTACAGTGTGTAGAAGTATTTGGACAGAATGTAATTGTAGATTTGAGTTATCAGGAAGGACAGAAAGTAGTCTTCTTTCCATCTGACGGTCAGTTATCACTTGAGTATGCAACAGATAACAACCTTGTAAGGAAGAAAGACGAAAACGGAAACAATATTGGTGGTTATATGGATGCTGAGAAGAGAAATGTAACCGCTATTAGACTTAGAGGTGAGAAGTCAGAAGGTCTTGTATTACCAATCGAGACACTTGCTAAGTATACAGATATTTCAAAATTAAAAGATGGAGATCAGATTACAGTTCTTGGTGGTCATGAAATTTGTCAGAAATACATTCCAAGAGGAAAGAATCGTTCAAGAGGTAATGGAAATAGTTCAAATAAGAAGAATAAATTTCAGAAAGAAACAGTATCATATCCATTTTTTGAGGAACATAAAGATACAGCACAGCTTGCATATAATATGTCAGCATTTAAACCAGGTGATACGATTTATATTACTCGTAAGCTCCACGGAACATCAGCTCGTACTATGAAGACTGTTAAGGTTACAAAGAAGAATAGTAAGCTGAGAAAGTTTTTACATATGCAGCCAAAGGTTACAAGAGAAGTTTCTGTTGTATCTGGTAGTAGAAGAGTTGTATTAAAGGATATGACAAAGAATGATGGATATTATTCTGATAATGGATTTAGAAAGAAGTACCACGATTTATTAAAAGACAAGCTTCCTGAAGGTGCTGAAATTTTCTATGAAATTGTCGGATATGTAAATGAAACAACACCAATTATGGGTTCAGTATCTAATAAAGGAGTTAAGGAAAAAGATTTTACAAAGAAATTTGGTGACACTACAACATTTTCATATGGTTGTGAACCAGGCGAAAATGAGATGTATGTATATCGAATGACAATGACAACAGCAGATGGAACAGTTGTTGAAGTACCTTGGGAGACTGTAGAAGTATGGTGTGACAAGTTAGGTGTTAAGCATGTACCTGATTTAGAGAAGTTTATTTTTACTACACCAGAAGATTTGAAAGAAAGAGTAAATAAATATCTTGATGGTATGCCAGCAGATGAAATCGGCAAGACACATGTTGCCGAAGGCGTAGTTGTTCGTATTGATAACAGAGCAACATTCACGGCTTATAAGGATAAGGTGTTTGAATTTAAGGTAATTGAGGGAATCGCCAAAGATACATCTGATATACCTGATATGGAAGAAGCTGAAGAATTATTTGAGGAGACTTTAAATGAATAAACCTACAATATGGGTACTCGTTGGACTGAGTGGTAGTGGCAAATCAACCATTGCCACTCAGATTGCCAATGAGAATCCAAATACAATAATCGTATCATCAGACGCAATTCGTGAAGAATTGACTGGTAATTACGAAGACCAAGAACATAATGAAGAAGTGTTTAAGATTTTTCATGATAGAATACGCAAGAATTTAGAGAATAAAAATAATGTAATTGCAGATGCAACTAATCTGACTATGAAATCTCGCAGAGCAATTATGATGAAAGTAAATGGTCTTGAAGTACATAAGGTTTGTGTAATTATTCCAAAGCCATTTGAACAGTGTAAGATTGATAATAAAAATCGTGAGCACCCTGTTCCTAATGAAGTATTGGATAAACAGATTAGAAGATTTCAGATCCCATTTTACGAAGAAAATTTTGATGAGATTCAGATAAATGTATTTCATAAAGAGAATCGTTTAACTCTTGGAGAAATGTTTTCTATGATGGAAGGGTTTGATCAGAAAAACCCTCATCATACTATGGATTTATATACTCACTCATTTCATACATATGACTTATTTAGTAGTAAATGCTATCCAGCAAAATATAATATAGCTGCATTATTACACGATTTTGGAAAAATGTATTGTCAAACATTTGATGAGAATGGCATAGCTCATTACTATGAACATCATGCAATCGGTTCTTATTTAATTTTAGAGAACCTATCAGGTATATTTTATGAAGATATTAGTGATATATGTTTCCTCATCAATTACCATATGATGCCCTTTAATTGGGATACTGATAAAGCAAAGCAGCGTTGGAAAGAAAGATTTGGAGAATATAAATACAAGATGCTTTTAGATTTTAATGAATGTGATAGAGCGAGGTAAGTGTATGTGCAATCGTTGTGATTATGACTCACCTAACAATCGGATATACGTAGATCCATTAACTAATGAATATTATTTGGATATTGAAACATCTGAATGGGATGAGTATGATGATGGATTTGTTCATCAAAAAGAATATATTTCGTATTGCCCTTGGTGTGGCAGG